CAACTCAACCGGTCTAGCTTATGAGGGTTCGCATCATCAAAAAAGAAACTATCAACCTTCTCAGCACCGATAGGGATACTACGTTCCCCATTAAACATAAAAAAGCCATCTGAGGCTAAGTAGAATATTTGCGTAGGAGCAAGAGCAGCAACCGAATTAGCTATGTCGCATCCATGCCCTGTTTCTACCATATCAAATTGAAAAATAAGTGGACTACCAACATAATTAAAACGAGCAATGCCCCGTTCCAATAAAACGACCCCAAAATCACCTCCTACAAGCCCTGTGATATTACCAGCATCAGGTATGTCTTGAATATCAGCCTGATTTGACCCAATCGTCCAAG